AACTGGAAGACAAGGTAAAGGATGGGTAACTCCTACTGAATATTGGGATGCTAGTACAATTATATCCGACTTGCATAATTTAACTGAAGGAGCCGGAAGGAAAAAATTCCTTGCTGAATTTCTTATCAAAGAAATGGGAAGTGAGCAGGCGACGACACTTGCCCAAGACGCCATAGACACGGCCATAGCCAACCCTGATAAAACATGGCAGGACTATAAAGATGAGCGATGGGCGGCAGCATATCAAACAGCATTAGGCGTATTGGTTCAATCCGGCGTTATGGGCGGCGCTCACAAGGCAGCACAGGTTATTGCCGGGAGGCCGACACCAGCACAGCCGACACCACTGAGAGACATCAATCAAGATTCTACGCTTGATGTCAACGGCCCAAGGGTACAAGCAACACCAGAACAGCAACAAGCAGCGGTCGAGGCGGTTAATGCTCGAGCCGAAACCATGCCAGAACCAGCGGCACCGGTTCCAACTAATCCGGCACCGGTTCCAGGAGTAACCACAATGCGCATATCTATGTATGCGGTAGTGCCAAAATCGATTGGCACCCACTCAGGTAATCCGTCAATCTCATCTTCAAATACCTGATAGTAGTAACCGGCACAAAGTAACTGCATCCAAACTTTATTGTCCGTTCCGTAGTCCAGATACAGAGAATTGAATTTAATACGGATTCTTGTGTGAATGTTGGTATCTGAATGTCTGACTAATGGTTTGTTCTCTGTTCCAAAATATCCTCCAACCGGTCCCTGATAACCAGGTATGCCAATAATGTTTTTACCGTACAGTCTATCAAAAATGACATCGGTGCCAAGCGGCCCTGGTGTTGGTAGGTTGGTAGACCAAAAGACAAACCATCCCGGCGCATTGTTTTTTAGATATCTTGTTACTCCCACCAAAGGCACTAGATAAGGCCCAGAGAATATCAGCTGATTTACTTTGGTTGCGTGAGATAGTCTAGTGTTGTCGTAAATTGACGTGAATGACACTATTTGGTCATTGTTTCTCCATTCTGTGCTTGGCTCTACAGCATCGCCTTTTCCTCCGATTCTTCGATGCACATCCGATATTTCGTCAGTTTCGAAATAATCGTATGACATTTGATTGTACACGGCTATATCGTCCGTGTCGAATTTTAGCATGCTGGTCATATACCAATCGCCTCCGTAACTAACGAGTCTGTGAAATTGAGGTTGAAGAATAGTCTGAAGCAACTGCATTAGCGACATTTCATCATCATCATCGCCCTGCGGTATTATTTCACTCAGATTGACCATGTGACTAAATAGGGCAGGATAATCAGTGTTGTGACTTTCTGGAATTAACAAGCTATGGTATATAATTCTGTCGATGTTAACCGACTCAACATCCTCCACAATTTGAAATCTCAATTCACGTTTAATGGCCCAAAGCAATTCGGTAATACTAATTTTGTCGTGATTCCATTTCACTCGATTTGATGCCCGATTACCAGAACTTGCATAATTACTCGACAAAAGACCTAAACCATCAGTAGCCACCAATGAAATAGGGTAGGGAGTGTCACGTAATGGATATGAGTATTGATTGTCTGCAATCCAACCTCTCCATCGTGTAGATGTATTCTCTTTAATGTCAATTCTGTACATGAAAGGATCAGTCTCGGTGAAAAGCTCTTCGAACTGACCTTCCTCTTGCACCATTAACTGAATGGTACATTTACTTGGCATAACTACCTGGTTGTATATGTCCTGACCTGCGTCAAATCCCCAGTCAATACTTGCCGGATTGCCTGACTGCTTTATTTCTGTGAAATCTCCAGTGAATCCTCTCTTCCAAATATTCACAGACCAAACCATGTCTGTTTCAAAATCATTCCATTGATTCACATAGTATAATCCATACTCTCCAACCTTATAGATTGTAAATGGCACTTCCAAAATGAAAGGAAAATCAAACGGCTGGTATTTGACCTTCAATACATAGTCACCTGCACTGAGATCAGTAAATTCCACAATGCCACTACTAGGATTATATGAAGTGGTGAAATCGTCGATGGAACAGGTCAATTCGGTTTCATCGAAACGATTGGTTTCAACTTCAAATCTGGCTGAACCACTTCCTGCGCTGACTTCATCAATTATCCTCGCCGGAAACTTCACGAATATCCTTGGAAATGGATCTGTATTCCATGCATCTGTTGAGCTATATGTAGGAGCCATGTAGTTATCACGAACTCCAACTTCGCGCAATATCCCAAGGTCGTTTTCTGTCGGCATGATTGATTAAAATGTTCGTCCGTAATTTCTAAGATTTGTGCGATCAGTTTCCCGCATCACAAGCTTGAGATCATTGCCGCTTATTACTCCATCAACAATAATTCTTTGAGTACCGCCTCCGCCAAACTGGTTGAGAAATGATCCCATCTTTTCAAATGGAATAATTGCTTCTTTTCCTGAAGCGTTATCACCTACCATGGCCAGCATTGGGCCAGTTACCATGCCACCCTGAGCGAATTTCGGTATCAATGCATCGAATAAACCACCAATAACAGCGGGTGCCGCAGCTGCCACAGCAATACCAGCAGGACCTAATGCCGAAACAGATTTAGCGATATATCCAGCTATTGCTTGAGCTAATTGCGCCTTGATAATTTGTCTGATGGTGTTGGCTATCGCTTTGAATACATTCTGAAAGTATTCCTTAATCGTTTGGCCAGATTGTTCGAATACTGTCCCGATCGTTTCTCCGAGACTAACGTATGCTGCTTCTGCTTTGGCGTTTATTTCAATCGCTTCAGCAACTTTTGCATTCATCTGCTCTTGTACAGATAAACCCTCTTGCTGCTTATCAGTTATGTCAAATCCCGTTGTTAGTTGCGCAGGATCTTGCATGGTGCTTGGGATGTTAAGATTGTCAGTCCCTACCGATCCAATAGTGGTTAAATTATCCACGTTTGGTCTCGTTGCCGCATTAACAAGCGCACCGCCTAATTCATTTGCTGCTTCAATATTTGATTTTAGTCCGGTATTGATCTTAGCTGACATCACAGCAAACGATTCAATTCCATCCTTGGTGGCTTCTGGTATCTCGAATTTAATCGTTTCCGCAAATCCTTTAACTGCATCGATTGCTGGATCAATAAAGTCAGCAGCACCGAAAAACGAAAAAACACTATCCCATATTCCGAGGAAATTATTCACCTGACGTGCAAGAAAGTCAACCAGGTAATTCATCGATACTTGCCAGATGTGCTTTACAACATCCCAAGCACCAGACCAATCACCTTCGAAAACCTTTCTGAATATTTTAACCAAGCTAGTTAGCATTTCCAGACCAAACTTGAATTGATCCACTAACTCACTAATTACAGCTGTGATGGTAGCGAGAATGTCTTCGCCAAACGCATCCCATAATGTGGTTACAACATCTACAATTGCATTGAATATTTCGACGGCAGCTGAGTATAACTGCTCCCATGCGTCTTTTACTTTTTGAAAGATTTCAGAACCTTCACCGGAAGTAAAATAGGCTTTTACCTTATCCCAATTGGCAATAATTGCCGTTGCTGCCAAAGCAACGGCAGCTACAATCAACCCAACCGGACCAGTCAATGCCGCAAATAATGCTGGCAATGCTTTGAGAGCAATCGAAAGCGGTCCAAAAGCTTTGGTGAGTGTACCGAATATTGTAACCGCTGGACCGATAGCCGCTGCAACCGCTCCAATACCAACTATGATCTTCTGTGTCTCTGGTGACAATTGCTGAAAGCGTTCGATCATGCCTTTCAGAAACTCAGTTACCTTTTGGATGTATGGCGCTAAAACAGATCCAACCGTTTCAGCTAAATCATTGAATGAGTTTCGAAGTCCTATGACTCCTCCACCAGCATCCAAAGCAGCTTGTGCAGATCCACCGAATTCAGTGTTGAGTTCACCGAGAATCACACCTTGCGCTCCTGCAATGTCTCCGGTCTCAACCATTGCTTTGATCACCTTCTTTTGATCTTCCGAGAAGGAGACACCTATTTTACTCAGTGAAGCAAGACCCTTAATCGGGTCGTTGAGTGCTTTTCCAAGTTGAATTGCACTGGTCTGTAAATCTTGTCCGAGTCGTGAAGAAAGGTCCAAAGCTGCTTGCTGAGCTCCTTCAAATGCTTTTCCTGTAACCTTCGTGAATGTCAACATTTGAGCGGTGACACCTCTCAATATCTCATCATCCGAAAAAATGCTTTTCCCTTGAAGGGATTTGGCCATTGCCTGGAGCTGTTCACTGGTGTAACCGGCTGCATTTCCCGTTGATCGCAATCCAGCCTCAACTTGGCCTAATGCCTGTTGCGTTTCTTGAAACTCTGTCCTTGCTTTTTCTGCAAAAGCGATAAGGGGTAATGTTAAAGTAGCAGTGAGACCAACACCAATATTCTGCATCTTACTTCCGAACTCCTCAAATTTCTTTTGGGCAGCACCAATGGCTGCTGAGAATTGAGAGGCATTCGCAGTGATGTATAATGCTAATGTTCCTTTACTGTCCATTTTTCTTTTTATCCCTCTTTTCTTTTTGCTGTTGCCAAACAGTTTTGATTCCTGGCTTGCTGAACCTATCTTTCATTTTTTGGTTCAGTTGCTTGAATTGCTCGGTTTCAGTAAATTCTTTGAGCCTGTCTGACTCAATCCTTGCACGCTCTCGCATTCGTTCCTGCGCATAAGGATTAAATCTATCTGGGTGGAGGTTAGCTCCTTTCTTCGCATGTGGAGCAAACAAGGCTGCAATAAGATTGCTAGTGTGCTCCCACTGTATTTTGTCTTTCTCAACACCCCTGTTCATCATCGCATATGTCTCAGCAGGGGTTAATTCCCAAAACATTTCAGGAGTGATGTCAATCCTGATGAGGCACTGATGATAATACTCCGGCCAGCTCGGAAATTCCTTTATGCTGCCGGAGCTTAAACGTTTCCCGTTTTTTCTTCCTTCAAAGCAACTGCATTGCCAAAAGATTCCATGATTTTACTCAAGTCATTTGTGTCCAAATCACCTATCCATGCGGAGAGTTGATCCTCATTAATCGGACTGCTGTCACCGGAATAGTTTTTCTCATTGATGATGGCAGCAATGATTAAGTCATTCATGCCATTCAATGGATCGTTTTGCAATTGCTCGGCCGCAAACATCTGGAGCGTTTCCGAAAGGTTTTTACCCTTTCGCTGTCCTAGAATTCTGAATGTGTTGTTGTTGAACCGAAGTTTGATTTCTTGGCCACCTAGAGTAACCGTGCAAGTGCCTCTAAGTGTGTTTTGATTGTTATTGTTCATCTGTCGCTGAATTTTTCTCTTTTATATAAAAAGACCCACGTCAAGCGCAGGTCATTTTATCACATATAACCAAAATGACTCTTAAGTCAGTAAGTTCTGCGCAACGGCACCAGTGAATACGATTGAGCAACTGAATGAAGCAACTTCATTAACGTTGTCTACCATTTCAATTGATTCAATGTAGGCTATACCCACATATTCATAGTCACCAACTACACCAGTACTACGGGTGCAGGTGAATTCCGTGCGGTCGTTCCAAAGCGCCCACAGATCATCATTGGAAATAGTGTTGTTAAACACCTGGTTTCCTGAGATGGAAAGTGAACTGTTCTTTTGGCCGGGCAATGATTGACGGGCACCGTCATTATCCTTACACGTTGCATCAATTTGTTCTGATGAGTTGGAGAATGACATTTGAGTGGTGCAACCAATTGCAACATCATCAATGTATACTAACTCTAAATTACCTAAGTGATCGCCTGTAGTTGCCATTTCTTAGTTGGATTTTTTTTCGTTTTTAGAAATAAGATCTTCAGTTGTTTTTGGCGAAAACTGATCATAATAATCAGTACTAGCGCACTCTGCTGCAACACCTGATTTAATCAACTCTGTTTTCACTTGAAGCTTAACAGGAGCAATTTCGCCCTTTTCAAAAGTGTGCGACATATGCTTGTGTGCCTTCAAAAACTTAACGTAGTGATGTGCCATCAGATCAATTTTATAAGATTCTTGCGGACTAGATAATCAATGCGCTTTTGGTTTTTCATGCTGTATTCTTCACCAACTTCGTAATCTTCACCCTCAATCTCTTTTATCACACGAAATCGGACATCCTTCTCATTGGCCATATTCAACATTGTATTCTCTGCCATTTCAAGTGGTAAAAATGTTCTTATGCAAAGGGCTGTTTATTATAACTAGTTATAATCTTACTGCGCTCTTTCGATCACAAAAGCTATCGCTTTGATTTGTGCAGATGTTGTTCCTGCATTATTCACGCATTGAATACTCATGAGGTCACCGGCAGCTACCGTAAACGAACTCGATGTGTTTGAATAAACGCCAGCTGTTGAACTAAGTGGAATAGTAACACTTACTGATTGGCTCGCTCCATTTTTTCTCAATGTTATAACCAGTGATCCTCCAGAGCCTTGTGCGCTTGTTATGTAAACAAACAAGTTTTTTACTGTCCCGGAAAAAGCGATAACTCCCTGTCTTATAGCTTCAGAACCATCCACACCTGATCCAGGATAAGGGTTATAATATGATGTGCCATTTGCATTAATGGTATCACTATTACAGTCGATTTGCATGGTGACACTATCTACAATACCTAATGTTGCTCTCTGAGCAGCTGCATCGGCATCATCTAGTATTGCTCTTCCGGCCGCGGTGCAATCAACCTCCTCCCAGTCTCCGGATCCTGCGCTTGCGCGTGCAAGAAATTTATTGGTAGCAGATGCGGTTTTGCTTTGCTTTGCTGCTAATTCAGATGTGATAGATGTCCTAGTCATTGATCCGTCTGCACCAACACCAGAAGAGGTGTATAGCTTCATCACCCCTTTGGTCGATTCGTCTGCATCCGGAACACTTGTGTTGAAGTTTGTCCAGGTGACTGATGATGTGCCTACCGTTGTAACGGTCAATGTCTGCCTCCAGGCAGTATCAGCATTCGAAGTTCCGTCCGTCACATTGACAATCGCCCCGTTTAGTTCAGTGGCACTGTCTGCATCAGTGGATCTTGTCCATGCACCAGCAGCAGAAACATATATTCCATTCTGCGAAGCTGTTGATTGATTCTTAACCAAAACGCGACTTCCAGACGTAAGTACATCATCGATCGTTTGCTCACCGCTCAATGTGATGTTAGCAGTGGTTGCAACATCACATGGATCTTTCCACTTGAGATTGGCTTTTGCAAGATTGATTGCTGAGTCTGTATAAGCCTCCGCTGCCGCTTGTGCAGCCGCCGCACTTCCGGAAGGATCAGCACCAACGTCTGAGGCTGTCGCATCTGTTGCCGATGTTACTAGTCCTTTTACATCAAACGTAATCTTTGTTTTCGTGCCCGCTGTGATGTTTGCGTTCTTAGTAACCTTATTGTCCAGGGCAGTTTGTAAATCAGTTTGCGCGGAAAGTGTTCCGGTAATTCCCCCCCATGTGGATGAGCCTCCGCCACCCGCACCCCACGCCGTATAGCTTGAGCCATTCCAGAAGTAAAGTAGGTTGGTGTTCTTTGCGCCATAAAGGATCAGAGAATTTCCTTCTGCCGGAAATGATGATGCTAGGTCGTAATATATTATCCAATTGCCATTGGAGAACACTGGTGGATTGCCAGCATAAGCACCCTCTCGCATCTCATAACAGATGTAAGTTTGAGTGATCATCTGAATGCCTTCGTTCTGCTCTGCCCAGTCGTCAACTTCATTGTCGAATGAAATCCGGGCAATGGCAATATCATAATCATCAATCAATCCTGCATCGCCATCAGTGATGGTTACATTTCCTGCATAATTATCAAGTGCAATTCTCACTCTTCGCGAAAGCGCTGCCGATGTCACGTAGTCATTTCCGAAACAGGTAACGGTGATTGTCCACGTATCCATTCCAGATGAACGCTCCTTTGTTTCGTTTGGCCTGTTGCTTACCTTCTCAATCAGGATTGCTGGTAATGAGATTGCCTGACTTCTATTATTGAGGAATATGCGACTACTTACCAGATCGGTAATGTCTGTGGTATCGCTTAGTATATTATTGATTGCCTCAATCATTTCAATTTCCTTTTCATATACCTGGTCATGGACTTCAATAGTGCCTCCGGATAATCCCTTTCAATGGAAGGCATGTTCTTTTGTATAGCCGGACCTATGAATGGTTGTTTCTTCATGGCCGCAACTTTTGTCACAAATATTTCTTTGCCTTCCTTATTGATGAACTTCAATTTCTTTCCCCTCTTTGCCACACGTTCTTTCGTGCCGTTCTCGAAAAACCTTCCGTGAAATCCTTTGTATCGATTTCCATATCTAACACCAGCAAGTGATGCCGCATTGAATTCTCTCCCACCCTTCATTGATCGAATACCTACACTGTCCTGAAGATTACCCGTTACCCGTCCTGCTATCTTTCCCAGGTTACTTGAAATGTCCCGGGCAACTGGTTTCAAAACTTCACGCTGTGCTCCAAGCAATATCTTTCGCTGCACCTGCTTTGGAAGATTTTTCAATACATCGTCTACTTCCTTGAAGCCGGAAAACTTTATTTGAATTCCCTTACTCATTGTCTCGAAGTTGTGCTACGACAGTTGTATGATCTTCTGCATTGCCTGGTCTAATGCCCGTGATGTAATAATTCTGCCCACGGAATACCACTCTCATTTTTTCGTTAATGGAAAAGGTGCGCGGCACCCTGATCAGAAACTCAGCAGATGTAACCGCAACAGTCTGGTCGTTTTCATCCCGCTCACCCGCAGTTCCTTGCCTAAATTGAGCATATACTTTCTTCACTTCTGTCCATCCATCACCTACATTGCCGAAACTACCGGCAGAGGTTGTACCTTTTTGCTCAAAGGTGATTCTATTTCTAAGAGGTCCTATTCTCATTTAATAAAAAACTCGTTGTGACTGAAAGAGAAAGTGAGATGATTGTGGAACCATCTGTGAAATAGTTCCGATCACTACGTCTTGCCTGTTCTCATACAGGTGGCCAATAAAAAGAAGTATTCCGGAAACTATTGGTTTTGGAATAGCACCATGGCCTCCGGTAATTTCCAACCTTATAGGCATTTGCATATCCTCGTTTATGTCTGGTATTTCCAGAAAGTGGATGTGTGCTGGCTCATTCACAGTTGAAACATCATAGTCAGCAGTAGGCATGGTCTGCCAATCACTTCCGTAGTGGTACTTAACCACTACAGAAGAAACCGGAGCCATTGGAATCTTTGCTGTGTAAGATTCTTCGAGGTTTGGAAAACGACTCATGTACACATTGTAATCACTGCTCGAAGGAAATATCCTGCCAGTTTCATGCATCGCATGTTGAATGGCTGCATCACGATAGATGGTGATTATATCATCATCATCGTCATGGTCCATTCGCAGGTGCTTTTTCACATCTACAAGTGGAAGCATAGCCTCATACTGCTCTGTGGTAAGCGTATCGCTTTTTATTACTGGACTATAAAGTAACTTGCTCATGTGTTTGTGTTATGATAAGCGGCCGCGGCTTTCACACCGCAGCCATCTCATCAATTGGCGACAGATTCACCACGTGGTGTCGCTTACTTTTTCGATTTTGATTCCTCTTTGGAGGCTTTCACTTCCTCCTCGGTTGCCTCGCGCAATCCGAACTGAGCAAGCTTTTTCGCATCATCATCACTGAGCTCATACAATTTTCCTTTCTCAAGGATGAATCGCTCTTCGTTTCCGGTGTCTTTGTTTTTGATCATTTTGCCGGAGTTGAATGATCGTGTTGGAATTACAAACATGTTATTGTGATTTTTGATATTATACTTTTTAAAATACCTCCGGAGAGATGAGTCTCCGGAGGCTTATCTTTTATTCAAAGAGTGGATTAGGTTGTTACCATGTCCACACAAACACTGAACGCTGCTTCCTGTGCAACCTGCACGTCGAAGAATTGCTCAATGATGATTGCTTGCTTTCCATCACGACGAAGTGTGAGATCATCAAACACAAGGTTTACACCTCCGAATGTTCCCACCCATAGCTCAGACCAGTCACCGAATACCATAGCACTCAATGCTGTTCCGCTTCCTTTTGTTAGGTTAGCAGGGAGTTGGTTTGTTGGGTAAAACGCATAACCAAGAAGCGCTTTCACAAGCTCATCTTGCAGAATGAAGTTTCCTTCAACACCAGATGCTTGCTTACCTGTGTTCATCAATTTGGCCATTGCCGCAGGTGTAGCCAACCAACCCACAGAATTCATGCGCGCATTACCAATCATGCAATCAGTAAGGAACTCAAGAACTTTCGCCCATGTCGGCGCAGCACCGTTAGTACCAAGCGCTGTTGCACCAATACCAGCGTAGTTCAACAATCCAGTGACTCTGTTTGAAGAGCCAGATCCTTGCAATGCCTCTGAGTCAACTTTGATCTCAAGTGCTTTGTTGATCATCGTGCGAAGTGTTTGCTCCAATCCAAAGCTGGATTGAATACCTGCCTGCACACTCCATTGAATTTCACCGCCATATCTTTTTGGCGACAACTTTTTATTGTCTGTGGTGATGGTTGTGTCCGTAATAGATCCTGTTTCTGCTACTGCAGCAATGGTAGCATTGTTTGTGAAACGTGGCAACTGAAAGTCACCAGTCAAACCAGTCACCATTGTAGCGCCAAGCATTTGAACCACTGGTTCAGGTTGCAAGAATGGGATGACATTACCGAGCGTTGTCTGCATAACGTCTCCACCTTCGTTACCGATGGTGAAAGCGGCACGCTCTTCTGCTTTAGGTTTGCCCCAACGCACGAAATCAGATGGGATATAAATACCACCGTCTTCTTTTACGCCGCGAGCTTCACGCTCCTGCGCGTACTGCTGTTCAACTTCTGCCTCGATACCTGTCAGCTTTCCTTTGAAGCGTTTTTCAGATAGTGCCTTCGCCATACTGAATCGCTTCAAATCTTTTTCAGTTTCGGAAGAATGCTGGTTCGCACCAGGTGCACCAGCACCAGCAACCTGAATTGCGATCTTCTCGCGCTTCTCAGCCGCAGTCACTTCGTCGTTGAGCTTTTCAATTTCATCCGCCAGAGCGTTGAATCTTAACTGCTCTTCAGCAGTCATTCCATCACCCTTGGCTTGAAGGCCCTGAAATTCTTGGAACTTCTGGGCCCTTTCTTCTTTCAGGGCCTTACTTGTTTTCATTTATAGATTTGATTTAAAAATTACTTTGTCATTCCCATTCCGACTTTCACGGACTGGAATTTTAATTCACGGCGCAGTGTTGCCTTGCGCTTCTCTTCCTTCTCTGCTTCCAACTTCACCGCAGGATCTTCAATAGGTTCACCTATGAATCTGCTTCTGATCTGTTTCAGATTACCTACTTCGTCAGGCATTTCACGTGTAACAAAACTTTCAAGTGATCTGCTCAATTCTTCCACTGTTGCATCTTCGTATGCCGGGTATGTCACCGGAGATACATCGTACAGAGTGCCCACTTTCAAGACAGTTCTGTGGTAATATTCAAAACCTTCATTGTTCTTTTTCTTTTCCCACTTCTCTTCCTTGATTGTGAATGCAAATGAGGATTGAGAAACATCTCCTCTGCTTACTGCGTCTGCTACGTGCGCTGCAATAGGTGAAGTGGAACTGATGTCTACTTCATACAACAGTCCTGTCTCATCTAAGGACAGGCGACATGTGCCTGAAGTAGTGCGGCCAAGTATCTGACTTGGATCATGATTGAAAAGGCAACGCACATCGTCTTTCAATACATCATCAAATGCACCTGGTGCAATGCTCTCGGTCATATAACCAAGATTGGTTACGCTATCAAACTTGGTAGCATACCCGCCTATCATTCGCTCTGTGCTGCCTTCCTTCGCTCGGCATGCTACAGGGTGATTGAAGTATCTGTAAGATGGAGCAATCATGCCCATAGTTCTTTTTTCTTTGCTCATACCTTTGCGTTATTGTCGGTGCTCGGTTGAGCTCCGGATTCAACAAGTTTTTTTCCGTAGTCTGCCGCCATGGAAAGTGGTATCTGATTTACCTGGATAAATGCTTCATTACCTCCCTCTATTGGATCGTAATCTTCCAGCTCACGAATCTCATTGATGGTGAAACCCATCATTGCCATTTGCTTGTAAGAGTCCATGCGAGTTTTAATATCTGCCCGGAGATATACCTCCACCTTGTGACGGAAGTAATAAGTTGGCTTCTCTACTTCTCTCAGCAGTTTGGCTTTTAGCTCCTGCTCAATTGCCGTTATCCATGGAAGGATAGTTTTCTTCATGTACTCAGTGTCCGTCATCTCCACTGAGTTATACCGGGCAGCTGTCTCAAGTCCAATTTTTGAAGGAGGCATGTTGAATATTCTGCACACATCCTCTGCTTGCCATTTCCTTGTTTCAAGTGCCTGGCTATTGGTCATGTTCGCTCCTGATAATTCCTTGATCTCAATGCCGTGCTCAAGAAGCGGAATCACTTTAGACGACGGTCCAAAATTGTCTTTGAGGTCTGATTCGATTCCTTGCTTTTGGGTTGAGTTTTTCGTTTGACCCGGAGTTACCGCATAACGCACAACGTTTCCATTGTTTGCGAAATATTGAGCGGCAAATGATTGAGTGGCGAGTGATGTGCCGAATGCTTCATTAAGCATTGTTACCACAGACTTGCCATAAACATTCGAAAGTCTCAGCACGTCCGCCTCAACTACCAGGTCTTTAAATCCTTGCACTGAGTAGTATCTCTTTCGGCCATCTGGCGAAAGTTTCTCAGTTACTTCAGAAGGACTCTTAAGCCATAAATATATAGGGGCGGCCGTCGTTTCATTACGTTCTATAATAATATAGGAGCACGGGAATATCAGTGCATAAGCAATCCAGTCTCTTCGCAGGTCGAATGCTTTTGTGATTTCATTCGGTCTGAAATTTAATAACGAACTACTCGGATGATCATTCACATATCTCCGTTCAGATGCATTTGTCTTTTGGTACACCAGCACTGGCAACACTGCGCACGTCTCACTGATTTGCCTGATGCACGCGAATGCCGCAGGAAGTCCAAGCACAGAGTTTTGATTGGCGCTTACTCCGGATTTGTTTATTGATCCGAAAACATTCATTAGCACATCCCAACCACGGCCAGTGATGCTTCTTTTTTCAACTGGTGAGTCATCACTTACCACCACAGCATTAACGCGCTCGATTTTATTCGAGCGCAAAAAAGAGGGTAGTAGTGCGTTGAATTGCATCCAGCACGCGAACCTCTACAAAGCCATGTCATTACTTATTATAACTAGTTATAATATCTACACCTGTAAAGTTTATCACGTTTGCTTCACGACAGATTTCATTGAATGAAGACAGAGCTCACCATCATTAATCAAACCGGAACACACTCATGTGTCATTGACAAGACTCCGGTAGAAGTTGGTATTACAATCGAACATGCGCTAAAGGGAACTCAAGATATCCGATGCGCATCATTCAAGACAAGTGATGGCCTTTTTACTATTCCTTCAAAGCTGTTGCATTTATCCGTAATCCAAATCAAATCTATATAAAAATGAAAAATTCCATTCGTTTATTAGGAGTGCTATTCGTACTCGCATTATCATTTACTTCTTGTGAAAAGCAAACAGTATCACCGGAGTTTGCAAAGTATGATTCCTTTGTTCAGAAGTATTCAATCACTGACGAATTGATTTCTGAGCCTTCAGTTTATGAAGTGCTTGATGAAATAATGAAAACAAATTTATGGCCGAAAGAAATTGTAAAGTATGCGCTCACCTGTGACGAAAGCCAAGAGGCTAAGTTGAGAATGCTCACTGAATATGCTTCCAGAAATTTGAGTGAAGAAAATATCGAAACCATTTGCCGGAGGAATACAGGAAGCATTAACGTTAATGGAGGCCAAGCTTATTGGGATTGCTCACCAGCACTTCTTGCACAAACTATTTCACAAGTAGGCACTGGTGTAGATCCTCGGGCTGTCAATAATTTCTACAATGCTGGCACTAGCATCAATACCATTACCATGTCTGATGTACTCAGAGCAGCGAACGGAGTAAACAACACAGCGTTTGATGGTATAATCGAAGTAGCTGACATCGTTTTCGAGAACGAAGTTAGCGGAGGTAATTGGCTAGTCGGTGCAGTCATAGTGTATGATGGTCAGGAATACTTATATTCTGATTTTAGTGGCAACTTGGGCAGTCTTATCTATGATCCACAAGATGGTGGAGCTTATCTGATTGGACCTATGCCTGGTGGTATTACTTCTATTGACATTACCGGACAGTGGACTCCTCCATTGTCTAACTGAATTGCAAGACAGTTCATTGAGAACATAGGAAATAGGATCCTATAAGTTCCGAAACACGGATAAAATGGGCGTGTGTTTTTATAGAATTTATTTTTGAATTGTACGCCCATTTTTTTACATGGCGAGGTAGAGCAGATGGCCAGCTCGTCGGACTCATAATCCGAAGGTCTCAGGTTCGAATCCTGATCTCGCTACAAATACTTTATTCACTTTATGGAATTCACATGGTCACCTTCGCTTATCATAACAATTCTTGGACTGCTTGCGGGCGGAGTTGGGGTATGGGTTGGTACTAATAATAAGATCACTCGCTTGGAAACAAAGGTCGAAACACTTGAAAAAGGGCATAGCGATTTGCATAATTTGATTCGCGATGGATTCGATCGTGTACGTGAAGAGATGAAGAAGGATATCAATTCCATTAAGGAGTATATGGCTCTTTTGATAAAAAAGAATGATGAATAAAATTCGCAAGATCATAATGCTTTGGCCCACGGCATGGACTCTTCCATTGATTGTGGTCACATGTTATTTCCTGCCGGAAATCATTTCATTCATTGATCCAACAGGAGCAAGCATTCATCAAGATTTCTGGCAACATGTAGTTATCGCAGCATTCGTGGTCATGCTTTTTTCGGACTTGTCTTTCGCGTTTATACTGTTCAACTTTCCAAATTTATTCCGATGGTACCAAGAATCTTTCGATCAGGAAGCGCCGCCAAATGCGTGGTTGCGGTTCTTTTTATTCTTCTCACTAATACTGTTGTCAATGGTTCTTACACTGCAGGCGATTGTGTAGTTAGCTGCGCTGTTGCGACAATTGGCGAAAAGGAGATCAAGGAAAACAGATCACCATTCATTGATGATTGCAATAGGTTGACGGGTGTTGCCCTTGGTTCGCCATGGTGTGCTAGTGTAGCGGCGATGTGGTATAGCCAATGCGGACTGATGTCACCGATGAGTGCGTATTCTCCAGATTGGTTTAAGAGCGATGAGTGCGTGTACATCCGTGGAAAGATTGATGAGAAGATAAAGCCGGGTGATACGGGTGGGATTTATTTTCCATCGAAAAAAAGGATTGCTCATTTGTTTTTGGTCGAGTCTGTTGATGGTCAATGGCTGCGGACCATTGAAGGCAATACAAGTGATGCAAAAAGCGGAACGGAAGCAGATAGGAACGGAGATCGGGTGATGCGGAAGAAAAGACTGAAATCAAAAGTTGAACGAATTAGCCGACACTGGGATGGACAAAAAAACAACTAACATCATCATAGCATTACTCGCTGTGAGTGTGCTGATGAATGGAATATTCATCGCGAAGATTCGTGATTTGAATAAGACTTCACAGCAAGAGCCAGCAATTGTAGGTATATTGAATGAGGAACTGAGCAGATCGAAGGGGGAGCGTGATTGGTTCAAGATTAAGGCAGATTCTTTCGAGGGAATTGCACTACAAAAAGAAACTCAAATAGCGCTGTTGGCGCGTAAAATGAAACAGACGAATGGGAAATTTATTAAAGACATTGCTGCTTGGCGCGCTCTTCCTGATGATAAGCGTGTTGAGTTTTTCGCAACCGAACTCGCCAAAGTGGATAGCATCCCCGGATGGTGATACGTTGCTAGGGTTCAACTCTAATCTTGTGAATAAGCTTGGTGAGAAGCTGGTATTGAAAAATTACCTGATCGAGAGAGATTATGAAATGACCAAACTTCTCGACTTGAACAGACAGCGTTCGGATGCTCTGGCAATTGCGCTCGACATGCGTGAAAAGGAAGTATCTGAACTTGATGGGCAGATCCGAATTCAAGAAGATAAGATTCGTTTTTTGGATGAGCTGATTAAAGTCAAAGAAAAGGAAGTGAAAACGATGGAGCGCAAGAAGAATTTCTGGAAGGTGATGGCTGTTGTTGAGAGTGGCGTAGTAGTGGTGGTTACAACTGTTTTGGTTATTGTCAAATAAATTCGATATGAAAAAAGATTCCTTGATTTACATCTACATGATCAATTGGTTTTCTTCTTTGAAAGAATTCTTTATAACCACGATCATCAATGTGGTTTTCATTTCAACCATTGTGGGAACGTTCATGGATTTGTGCCCGTGGTGGTTGAATCTGATTAGTGGATTTGCATTCCTCGGGAACATTCATCTGTGCGTGCGTAAAGCAAAACTCAAACGGACGTGGCCATATATAGCGCACAATGCCAGGACGGAAGATATCGTGCTTATTACTTGGAGACGCAACTACCGTGTCACATGGCTATATGAGAACTTCATTATTTGGTACACTCCAAGAAAAGGTGACATCTGGGTAGTCATGGTATTTTGGTTTGTGCTAGGTGTCATCTCTGTTGGATTTCACATTGCCGGAAACATTACCGTTATCACTCCGACAATCATTTTTGCGGCATGGGGAATACTTGTTTTTGGAACTGCTATCATTCTTGGTATTGATAAACTTCTCACTTTCCTATCGATGTCTACCATCAAGGAGATACTTCATGAAAGGGGAATCAACTACCATTCAATGCAAGATTTTATCAATGCTGCAAAAGCTGCTGGCTTCCAATTGAAATGATGACGGTACTGATCATATTGTCCGTGCTTGCTATTCATCTACTGAAAGGCATAGCTGATACTATTCAGACGGATCCGGATTACCGTGAAAATGGTTGGAAGGCAAAATGGAAGGTTTTCAGTAGTGGCCATTTACGAAAAATGGACTATTCACTTGAAGCACATAGGAAAATGCACTGGTGGTACTGTGGATTGATCCGTCCAGAGTATGAAGAAAAGTTTCCATTCAGCTCTGAAGCTCTGGTATCTCTTACCGATAGATGGCACTTCGTGAATTTCCTTCAGTACAGAATCATTCATGCATGGCTCACCTACATTCTAGTAGTTGCCAATAATTACAATTACTGGTGGCTCTTTGCTCTGTTGGTATTACCCTTGATTGGTGGAGCTGGATTTAGGATTACTTTTAAGAGGTAATTCACCTGTGCCAATCGGACTCTCCTTGTCTGTTACATCTTCATAATCATCAAAAGTCGTAATCCATTTCACTGGTTGTACATCTCTACTCCTTATGCTTATGGTAAAGTAGTCTTGCCGATATTTAAACAATATCACTTGTCTAATACCTTCCATAGGACCAATATATTTGATAAATGGATGCGACTTTAGAAGCTCAGTTATCTCAGCACACAGCACGTCCAAAATAATTTGGTCGTGAATTTTCTGCTGGTATTTATCTTCTCGATCACTCATGTCAGAATCTTATTTCTGTTTCATCTAACATTGAATCAATGTTTTCTTGTGACATAGCGCAATATCGAAGTATTACTTTTTCAATGTCCTGATTTGATTCTTGATGTTTTGTCCTGGTTAATAGAACTCGCTTGTAGTTTCCATGTTCCTCTATCTATTAATCCCCTAGTTGGGAGGTTAAACTTTTTGATTCATCCGCTGCGCGGAACTTTCTCTAGGTGGCTACTCGTTGTGTTGTTTTCGAAAAGGATTGTATTCGTAATCCTTCCAACTACATGAATTGAATATTATCCTGTTGTTCACGTACCTTGTATATGCCTTTTGATACTTATCAGATTTGTTGTAAGGCATGATAAATGGTTTACATCCTAATTTCCTTAAAAATTCAACTCTGTAATAGTCTTGTTCTGGAGTTGTGTCATAACCAATCAAGACAAAGAACTGCATATTGTGGCATGGTATTCCCCACTTATTGCAGCGTTCAA